GATAGGCACATTGAACTCTACTGCCAGTCCACGTAACTCTTCTGCGATACTCTTGATATAAGAATAAGAATTAATCGCACCACCCATACCTTTCATACGAGATGAGGCACAGATATTCAGATAATCAATGAACACGATATCGGGTACAAAGTTCTTCTTCAACTTCAACTCATTCATCAATGCACGGAAGTGATTCGCATGTGCCTGACCAGTAGGATATTCCTTGATGATCAGTTTACCGTTGGTCTTGTCAGAGATTGCCTTGACTCGATCGGTGAACATAGTCTGTGACAGATTCTCTAACTGGTCGATCGCCACGTCCATTAGGTTCGCATCAATACGTTCTGCGATACGTTCCTCTGCCATCTCCATAGTGATGTACAATGCATTCTTACCAGCGGACAATGCAGCACCCGCCACGTGACACATGTACAATGATTTACCAACACCAGTACCAGCGAGGGCAATGTTTAGTGTCTTGTTAGGTAATCCACCTTTGGTGATCGCATTGAAGTATTCCAGATCAAACGGTAGACGTTCTTCTTGTTCATGATAGAACGCAAAACGTTCGTCAACATTCTCCAGATAATCGTGACCCACGTTGGTATCGAACGAGACACCCAGTGCCTTACTCAATACATCGGGGATTGCATTCTTGGATAGATCTTTGTGCTTACCGTCAATGATGGTAATCGATTCCATCACGGCATTGTAGACCGCACGATCCTGACACCACTTCTCAGTAGTATCAATCAACCAGTCTAGGTTCTCTTCTTTCTTTGTGAATACATCGGGTAGGATTTCCATACCATGACGGTATGCCTCGTCACTCAATCTTGCGCCTTGATCGACCTCAATCTTGAATGCTTCCATAGTAGGAAGTTTGTTGTACTTCGCAATAAACAGAGTTAGTTCTTTGAACAACCCTTTATACACACCCTCAAAATAATCGGGTTCGAGGAAGGCCGCAACCTTCCTCATATATTTGTCATTAGTCAGTAGATTCCGCAGAATCGTCTGTTCTAAATTTATCTCCATAAGTATCATCCATCTCAGCAGTGGTTAGTGATCCATTGGCATACGATTTTTCAAGTACGTCCTCAAGGATATCAGCAGCATGCTCTTGTAAAGGTACATCTTTGGTACTGAGGTCTGGATCTGGTGAGGAGATTATTTTGAAGTTGAACTTCAAACATTTTTCCGCACCGTCAAAAGAAACATTACCATAACGAATAACTGTCTCGACAAAGTCACCAGTAAGGATACGAATATCCCATGCCTGTTCGTTGTCAGCGTCAGCGGGGATTAACTCATAGTCAATCCCCTCACTCTTTTTATTTACATCTATATCACGCATCGCCTTCGACCATTATATCAAATTCTACCTCAGAAGGCAAGCCTATTTGGAATTGTTTTTTCAAAAAGTCTTTGAAATCTGTGTTCGCAAAGATCGGAGTCCAAAAATCTTCCTCGAGCGTTTCTTTCTGTCGGAACTTCTTGTCCTCACCATTTCGTGAGTACCAACCATTACTTGGTTTGACAACATATCCACCAGCCAATGCCACGTCCAATAGACCAGACCACTTCTGAACACCACCGTCCCACGATACACTGATCGGAATCTTGGACTGTTCTTTGGTGTAACGTGACTTGTCCACCTTGATCACAAAGTCATAACCTGTAACCTCAGTACCAGTCTTGTTCTGTCTACGACCGATGATCCAGATGTTGTCGGCACTATAGTAGATACCAGTACCACCAGACACTACGTCTTTAGGGAACAGACCGATCTCTTTGTACGTATGGTTGATCGCAATCATTGGGATCTTCTTCATATTCAGATACGGTGTAGTCATACGGAACAGAGACTTGAACGCCTTTGCACGTGACATATCGGCAACTGACTTCTCGTTGATCGCATCGTCCAGTTCTTTCTTAGATGCAAGGTTACCGACCGAATCGATTACAATGATCACATCGTCCTTCTCATCCAGTGCTTCCAACTGGTTGATCAGATCGAACTTCAACTGTTCTACATCCTTGATCGGACAATGTAGTACACGGTCAGTAGGAATACCGAACTGTTCGAAGTATGATTGAGGCGAACCAAACTCGGAATCATAGAACAACATCACTGCATCTTTCTTCTTCTCCAGATACGCACCTGCCATCAACAAGGCAAACGATGTCTTGAAGTGTTTACTGGGCCCTGCCAGTACGGTCAACCCAGGCGTAACACCACCCTCGGTCGAACCAGACAGTGCCACATTGATCATAGGCACATCGGTCGGAACCATGTCAACTTCTTGAAAGAACTTACTATCTTGGAGGATCGCAGTCTCTTTGATCTTAGACTGTTTCCTCAATTTATCCATCACACTCATTCATCATCTCCAAACGTTATATTATTTACTTTCTCACGATCATCTTTCTCGTAACCTCTACGATAATCATTATTGATTCGTATGACTTCCTTGATCATATCGAAACAAATCTGTTCCCCATCTTCCTTGGTGTGTTCAGAGAACTTCAAGAACGCAGCAATGTCTTTAGGGAAACACGCACCACCAAATCCACGTTTACCATCGTAGCCAGGCACACGTGTATGTCCGATACCAACACGACTGTCCGCACCCATTGCACGTGTAATTATATTGTAACTACACTGGTACGAATTTACCAGATCATAGAACTGATTGAAGAACGTTACCTTGGTCGCAAGATATGTATTGATACCATACTTAACGAAAGATGCCTCATGTGCAGACATACGATAGAACTCTTTGGTAGAACATAAAGAGAAACAATCATAGATCTGCATCAACTCTGCGGTAGCGGATTCACTACCACCTACCACGTGGAACTTCGCATCTACGAATTGTTCCTGTGCAGATTTCTCGGTTAAGAACTCTGGATTGTAAACCAATCGATTCGCCTGTCTGTCATCCATACTATTGTACAGACGATCGATCACGTCTGGTGTCACTGTTGATTTAATAACAACAAGTGATTGTGTATGATGCATAAGTTTGAGTACTACATCTTCTACAATACTCGCATCGACCGTATGATTTTCACTCATCGGAGTGGGCGCACATACGAATACGCAGTGAGGATCGACCTGAGTCAGATCATCAATCGTAGTCCCATACTTAGGGTCTACAATAGTTGTTGCCACCAACGGATTGGTGAACGCATAATCTACTGCACTACCCACAAACCCATGTCCGACAATACCTAGTCGAAAAGGATTCGCAAGAGAAACTGATGGTTCTTCACCAGTATTAGTGGGTACGTCTGTGACTCCACGTTTCTCTTTGGGAAGATACTTGTCAAAATCATCCGCCATTGTGATACTCCTCATACCATTTATAGAAATTCTCCACACCTTCTGCGATACTTACCTTTGGTTTGTATCCGAGTGCCTGAAGTTTTTCGGTGTTACTCCATGTTTCCAATGTATCAGCGGGGTGACGTTCACAAAGATTAATCTGTGCCTCATGACCATCACAACACTTCTCCATTGCATGTTTTTCAATCGCCTTTACAAAGTCCATAAGATCGACCTGTTCACCACGACCAATATTGAAGATCTCATTCGTCTCAATAGAATCATTCTGTAGGATCACTTCTATCCCATCAAGAATATCTTCTACGTAAGTGAAGTCTCTCTTCATATTACCGTAATTATACACGTCTATGCTCTGATTGTCAAGCATTTTCTTTGTGAATTGAAAAAGCGCCATATCTGGACGACCCCAAGGCCCATAGACAGTAAAGAAACGGAGACCAACATTGCGGACTCCAGATATAGCAAACTGTACCTCATTGACGTACTTGGTATATGCATATGCATTACGTTGTTTAGAAGTGGTCAGATCTTCTGTCCAACCTTCTTCTGGTATCGGTGTCTCACCATACACAGATGACGTAGATGCATAAACGACACGAACGTTTTTACCTTTACATACCTCAATGAGATTTTGCGTACCATCTATATTGTTAGAATGGTATGCAGATTCCTTACCAAACGAATCTCGTGTGCCTGCATG